CCACGGCCTCCGCCGTGTCGACGGAAAGGGTATTGGTGGCCGCGTCGAGCTTGAGGCCGGAGCCGATGTTGTATCCGCCGCCGGTGCCGCCGTCAGCGCGCACGGAAACATTAAAGGAAACGTCGACCGGTTCACGATTCTTGAGTTCAAATTCGATGCCGCCCATCACAACACCGCCTTTGAAAGCGCATGCGCTACATTGACTTGCTTGATCTCCGAGCCGATCACGTCCCCGCTCCTGAATTTCACGCGCACCTGCATCTGACAGAGCTTCGGGAGCCGGAATGTCTCCTGCTGGGTGAGGGGAAACAGAAATTTCCCGTCTTCGTATCCGATTTCACCCGGATAACTTTTTTGCAAATAAAGCAGCGATATCTCCACCTTCTCGACAGTTTCGATGTCAATCGGCTCCCCTTTATTTTTAACGGTAACGATAAGGTTGTAAGCATCTCCCTGTACCAAATGTCGCACCTCCATTCTATGTGCCAATAATCTCGCAGTCCGCCGCCGCGATACCGCTGAGCCGGATCCCCATGCTGGTAATCGTGCCGGTGATCTTCGTCCCCCACGGCGTTGTGGTCTCGACGTAATCGCCCGGGACTTCGCCTTTCATAACGATCCTCACGCTGTGCGTCTGGCGGCGCATGTAATAGTCGTAGACGTGCTGCGCCACGGTGGCGACGTTGCTGGGGTTGACCAGCGTCGCGTCCTTGACCTCAATGACGTTCGGTTTGGTGCTGGTGGTGACGTCCGGGTTGGTTTTTGCCGTGACTGCTGTCGTGTGGTAGTAGGTCTTTCCGCCAACAGTCACGCTGTCGCCACTGCCGGACGTGGAATAGCTGTGCGCCGTGATGCGCACCTCTGTCACAATCGCGGAGGTGTCCACACTTCCGCCCGTATAGAGCCGGTCAAGTGGGATCTCTGTTGCCGTATCCGTAGTCAACTTACGCACGCAGATCCCACGGCTGCCGCTCGTATCTACAGTTGCACAGAGCGCAAACGCAATCTGCTGCAAGGCTTCGCGAGAGGTGCAATCCGGAATATAGCCTGTGACGGTCTCGGCCTGCAGGCTCTCGTCCATGTCGAGCAAAAAGTGCCCGCCGAGAATGCTTGTGATCAGATCCTTTGCATTCTTGCCGCTGTAGATTGCAGCGGAAAACGGCTCGTCGTCGAGGACGCCGAGCGCATCATGGCACGAAACGTCGTACAGGCGAGCGCTCGACCGGGACGAACTCTTGATGTAAAACACGCCGATCAGATTGCTTCCGTCATAGGCACTTACTGGCTGCTTTTCTTGGAAAATAAATTCGATATCATCGGAATCGTCTAGAGTGAAATCAAGTGTGTTGATTTCGACGTCGTCCGAGATCACGCTGATACCCTCCGTTACACTGACGCTTCGCAGATCCGCCCGTTCAAACTCGCGGACGATGCCAAAAAAGATCTGGCGAATCTTCGCGTACCGGTACGGCAAACTTGTCTTCGTGATCTCAATTACCAGTTTGTTATAAGCCGATACAGGCTTTGCACAGAAGTATTTCTGCGCGTCCGGCATGAACGGCTGCGTCGCCGCAACTGTATTACCGTTATACCACGTGAGCGTCAGCTCACTGCAATAATCGCCTGCTCCGCCGTCGAAGTTAAAGAAGATGCCGGAGGACGCGAATACACCGTCCAGCGTGACAGTAATCGTCGGGTTTGTATCGAAGGTGCAGTCCGCCTTGCTCTGCTCCGCCGACCAGAACGCCGCAGTCTCCGCCGTGCGGATCTTCCGGGAGCCGTCCAATATCCACTGGTTCAGCTCGTTCGTTTCGATTAACAGCTGGTTTGTTCCGTGCGGCAAATCTTGGATGATGGAAAATGCATTTGCGTCGCTGCTCGCAACGGTCGCGGCGTCAGCTGCGCCGACTGCGACGTCCTCGTAAACAACTTTTACACTCATACTGGCGTCCTCTTGGGCTTCATGGCGACAAAATTAATCGCGAGGTTCTGCCAATCATTGCGGCTGCCATACTTGGATACAAGCTCGTCCTCGCCGTTTGCGACGTAAGCGTCAAAGGTGAGCGTAGTCTGTGCATAAGGGACGGTCAGGACGTGGCTGTCTACTGGGGCGGAAATCGCTTCATAAAATTCGTCATATTCGGCGAGATCGGAGGATACCGGATCGATCTCCATGCTGTAATTGTAGTACGTGCCGATGATGTCACGGGTCATCGCGCCAGTCATGACGCGGCCTGCGTTGTCGCCGTCGAGGACGGCAAACGAACGCTTTAGGCTCACAACATGCAGATGCGGATACTCCTTGCCGTCAAGGCTCAAAATGCTTGTCATGCCTTCACCCCCGCAAGCTTCACGCCGACGCGCTGTGTTTCCTCGTTGTTAAGGTTATACACCGCGCGGCCAAGTTCTCTGTGGTCGAGCTGCATAACAACCGTGATCTGCCTGCCGCCCATGCCCCCGGTATCGTTCATGGCCTGCTTAAAGGCCTGCACCATCGTTGCCAGCGGCGTCTCAATATTCGTCCCGCTCTTCTGGTCGCCGAGAACGGCGAGAAATTCGCGGTTCGGGGGAATGACTGCGCCCTGCGCCAGACGAGGAAGCGCAACGTTGCTCACGAGGGGAATGCTAATTCCGAAAGAACTACCGCCAATTAGGGGAACCCAATCAGGGACCTCGAAATGAATGGTATTCAGCGCGGAGATTAGGAGGTTTATACCGTTGATGATAAAGTTTATTGCATATTCAACAGCGGTAATGATTCCATTCCAGATCCCCTTAAATATATCCTTTACGCCTTCCCACGCCTTTGTCCAGTCTCCGGTAAAAACGCCGCTGATAAACTCGATGATTCCGCTTAGCCACTGCTTTATACTGTTGAATAGGCCGGATATAAAGTTTCCGTATGTCTGGAAAATCGCCGCGAGCATGGGGCTTTTTGATTGTAACCATGTAATGAACATATCCCATGCATATTTGATGGAGTTTATGATGGCATTCCACGTCTGCTTAAGCCCTTCCCAAATTTGTTTCGCGCCTTCTGCGGCAAGCTTCAAGTCACCCGTAAACACACCCTTGAAGAATTTCCCGAATCCGTCTATGATATTTTTCAGGCCTTCGATTAGTTCTTCGCCATGTCCGGTAAAGGAAACAAGTGCAACCAGAGCGGCAACAAATCCTGCAATCAGGAGTGGAATCCAGCTGCCCGTCAGAAGTGAAATGCCGATACCGGCGGCAAGCAGCCCTGCGATGATCGTAAGCGTATTCACCAAATTAAAGCCGTTTTCGATAACGTCTTTGATACCGACAACCAGCATAGCAAGACCGCCTACAACTAATGCAATTCCTGCCGCGATTGGCCCGAAGGCGATTGCAAGTCCAACCGCAAGCGCGGCAAGACCTGCCAGCATCCCGAGAAAGTTTTGCAAATCGATTCCGTTATTCCAAGCATCCAGCCAGAAGTATACAAGCGCAAACGCACCGGCAACAGCAAGGGCGATACCCCAAATCTTGCTCAGGTCGTTCGTGAACAAGCTAGCGATTTTCCACGCAAGAAGCCCAGCGGCGATAGCTCCTACCAAGCCGAGAATGTCGTGGAGCTTATCCTCTGCCATGTCGAGATTCGAGAAGTCCGGCGCGATCTCCGTTGATGCCGCACCGCCAGCGCCACCCCCTGCCGCAGAAGCGGAATTATCGGTTAGCTGGTTGATCTCGTCAAAGCTTGCCATGCTTTTACTTGCGTCCTCCGCCGCAGAGCCGACACCTTCCAACGCCTTCTGCTCGTCGTTAAGTCCTTGTGCGGCTGATTTCTGTGAAGACCAGCTTTTCCCGGAGAGCATACCGAAGAACTTCGCGATAGCTGTAACAACCTGTGTCAGAATGTTCACAAGCTTCACGAAAACAGGAATCACGGCTTGAAGAATCGGCTGCGCGAGTGTCAAAAGTGCCGCCTTAAGCCGCGCCACAGCTGCGCGTGCTTCGTCGTTCTTCATAATAGTTTTTCCAAGCCATGTTCTAAGACTTTGCAGCGCTCGAGTAATCAGAGAGAACACAAGAACGCGCTTAAAAAGCCCGGAAACACGCTTGCTGAACGTGTTCATGCTGTCGGAAACTTTCTTTGCGGCCAGCTCCATTCGAGCAGAACCGTCACTCGCGCCAGTGATTTCTTTTGTCAGTTCGGCTGCGCGCTGCTTTGCGGTGTCCAGCGCCGCTGATTGCTCGTTTACCTTGTCGGTAATGCGGGCATATTTATTATCAAGGCCCTCAACGTCCTTGTCCTGCTGCCGCAGAAGCGCTTCCTGCTCTTTGATCTGTGCCGCAACTTCTGCCTGACGGCTGTAAGCCGAAATATACGCGTCCGGGGAGGCGGACACTTCGCCGGAAGTGACCTTCTGAAGCCGCTCGGATTCAGCGCGCAACGATTTCAACGCAGTTTCTGCCTGTTTTGCGGATTCCTTTGCCGCGTCAAGCTGTGTCTTGATCACGCTTTGCTCCCCGCCGCTCTTTTTCAAGTCGGCTTCCAACTTGTCGATTCTCGCCGTAAGTTTATCAAGCTCCCGCTGTGCTTTTTTTGCATCGACTTCCGCCTGCACAACGATTTTCCCATCTGCCATTTTCTCACCACCTTATTTTGAGACGCCCCACGCTGCCAGAATATCCTTTTCTGCGTCTGTGTAATTCGTTTTCAAATCAATAATTTCACGGTTTCGCCTGTAGAACTCTCGTTCCTGCTTGTCAAGAGACTTTCCGCGAGATTTCTTGTCCCGGATACTTACCACATGGGCAAACAGGCAGTCCCCAATTTCCTGATAATAGGATAAAAACGTATACCAGTGCAGATATTCTAATGCACGGATTTCACAGCCTGCAATTCTGTTGATGGGCGCGACAATCATCTCAAAGTCCTGCTCCCACGACATCAACGTCGGCTGCTTTTTTTGCTCCTTTTGGTCTTGCTCGTGGTCGATAAACCTAAAACATTTCCGCAGTGCTTCCTCATAATCTGAAAGCGGGATATCGTCAAAGTCAGGGTAGAATATCTCGAGGACAGCAATGGTGCGCTCCTCTGCCGTCAAATCTTTATCAGAAAGAGCGGCGAGGATATCCAGCACCGCTCTATAATCTGATTCAATCTGATATGTTTTGCCGTTTACCTCGGCTGACGTCGGGAGCGCGTAGATCAGCGCTTTCTTTTCGCCCATCTGTCCGTATACTGTTTTACTCTTGGGCTCAGTCTGGTTTTTTCGAGATCGAAACCAGCGTCCATCTCGTCGATGACAGCAAGCATCAGATTCGCCCATACCGGCAGACCATTTGCAAGCGCCATTACGTTTGTCCTAAACACTTCGGTACAAATCGGCTTTCCAAAAATTCCGTCGATTTTTTCGCGGATCTCCGTGTCGAACTGATCTGCCAAATCGAGGATTTTTTTCGGGTCCGTCTCGTTTTCGGCGCGTTTCGCGTATTCATGCTGTCTGGATTCCAACTCTTCGAACAGCGAAAACAGCTTTTTCGCAAATTCGCTGTCCGTAGGGTTGAACTCTACACTCACGCCGCCGTTAATTTGGAAGGATTGTACACCAGTATCAAATCTGATATCTGCCATTTAGCGTCCCTCCTTACGCCGCAGAATCAGCCGTGAACGTAACTGCACCGTTGCTTCCGACCGAAGCCGTTCCGGTCGTGCGCGTGCCGCCAAGCGTCACGTCGAACGGCATGCCGACAAAGCCGCCACCCTCACCGCCGAGGCTTGCGGGCTTGACCATTGTGCCGTCGTAACGCTCCGCAAAGACTGCCGTCTTGGCCGTGCCTGCGTAAAAATGCACGATAAGAACGTCCTGATTCGCCAGAGCTGCCGCGTCTTGATCCTTGATGGACAGATTCCACAGCTTGACAAGCGCCGCGTCGCCTGCGTCCAGCTCGCACGGGTCAAAACTCTGCGTGATGATGGGCTTCTTCATGGTGGTTCTTGTAGTGCCGAGGATATCCTTACTGGAATCCTCCTGCCAATCGTACTCCATGCTGGAATCCGTGACGCGTTTGCCGAACGGAGACCAGACAGGCGTAGACGCCTCGCCGGTATTCAGGTATGCGATCAGCAATTCGCGGTCAATGGTCTGGCCAGCAGTGGTATTAAAGGTCATGTCTGCCATAATTAAATCACCTCATATGTCAGTTTCATAAGAATTTGATGGTCTTCCGAGCCATCTTCGTACCGGGCGAACATTGCCGCGCGGCTGGACGCTTCCACGCGCCTGACGCGCATCCCATCGCCCAGAGACGGGTAGTTTTGCATCGCCCAGTCCCCAAAACGATTCAGCATGGCGTCACATTTCAGGCGCTTGTCGTTGCTGTTTCCGGGAATAATGCGGGCGATGATCTTAAATTGGTATTCCGCTTCATGCCCGCCGAGGATGTATTTCTGCGTGATATACGCGCCCTGAATAGTGGACAGCGCCATACTTGCAGAATCCGCAGCAAGAAATTCATAGTTGATCGTTGCAGCTGGCATGTCGTCATCGGAAAAGGCGTTTGCCCAGATCATCATTTTTCGGGCAATGTCCTGCTCTTCCTCCGCGGATACCAGTTTTCTTTGTTTTTCAGAGGCCATTTTTCACCGCCTTATCCGCAACACGGATCCATTTATCAAGGTTTTCAGCTTTGGACGCCTCGAACCAGTGCGCCTGCGCCTGTGCGTGTCCGGATTTGTTAAACACAAGGTTTTTGTCGGTTAGCACTTTCGTGCCGCCCTTCGGCGCGTATGTGCTCCCGGTCTCCGGATCTACCATGACCTTCCCGTAGTACAAAAATCGCGCATACGGGCCGGGGTAGACAACAGCATTTCCCACAACCTGCGTTCTCTCGTCGAGAGACCCAGTCAAGAACGGCACATATGGGCTTGTGTCCTTCCGCACCTGCGTTGCAACAATATGCTCTGCTTTGGTGCAGGCCTGCGCGAGCTTTTCCTGCAGCGCGTCACATCCATCTGCCTTTACGCTGAATTTCAGCATTACGAGCCTCCGACCTGCCAGTGCTGCATAGATGGACTTCCGAAGTCCTTCATGTCCACCTTTGTCACTTTGTACACATCATCGTAAAGCATTTCGATCTGTTCTTCCGTCTTGTCCGGCTCGACTACTTCGCCCTTCACAAAGAAGGTTGTGCCGCCGTTACCGTCCGTAGATAGCGTCCAGATTTTGCTTTTATCAGTTGCGCGCCAGAACTCCTGCGGACCGACGTAGCGCTTCTCCGCACCTGTCACGCCGTCTACAGCAGCCGCAGAAAACGGAATGTACAAATTCACAGCATCTGCTCCTTCAAGCCCGCTCGCGCGGACGTTAGCCGCTTTCGATGCTTGGAGCATTACACCGCGAATCACTGTGATATAGCGCTTCTGCGTGTCATTGAAATCCTGATCTTGCTCCTGCGTGACGTTGTAGATGGTTACAGTGTGGGGAGCGTACATGCTAAACACCTGCCTCTGTAAAGAAGCCCGGTATGGGCTAGATATTCACGCGCTACACTTGCAAGGGCATTCTTCGCCTCCGAAGCCGCCTTCAATGCAGCTACGGAAGAATCACCGCCGCTACGAAGCGTCCTGGAATATCCGCCTACAGTCTCGCTCTGCAATTCGCCTTCGTCAGATGCAAGCCCGGCGGACACATTCTTTCTGGCAAGCTCCTGCGCCGTGTCGATCAGCATATACTGATCGACCAGAGCGCAGCAGCACATTTTAACAGCTTCGAGATCCGCGTAGTCTTTTACTCGGTTTTGCGTGTAATAATCGAGGAAGGAGCTGGCGCGGACGGCCAGACGCTGGAAATCCTCTTCACTCACGCTGCCGTAGTAGCAGCCAGAGTAAAATTCAAAATCTGCGTAAGTCATCAGCGCCGCCTCCTTATCACTTTGCCGTCACGCTTGCATTGCCGCTCTTAAGCGCGTGGTAATTTCCGTCGCACTCAACTACTGTCACGGTCTGGCCGCTTGCAATGGTCAGGTCGCTCTTGCCGTCCCAATCCTTCCACCCGGCAACATTATCGCCGTAAGCGACGGTCGCCGCGGAGGAGCCGGACGTGTACTTATACTTGTTGCCCGCCGCAGCCTTTGCAGGCGAAACGGTCAGCTTAGTGTCGCCGCTCTTGGAGCCAGCGGCAGAGGTGACCGTAAGCGAGCCAAGCGTGCCGCCGTCAATGGTTCCGACAACCACACCGTCAATGCGTTCCGCAAACAGCTCCATACCGTTGATCACGGTGTCGGACGCGGTCATGTTGGTATAATCGGGTTCCTCATGGATGCCAATGTAACCGGTCGCGTCGGTTGTGAAGTCGAACACTTCGCCAAGATCGGCACCGTTCACGGGAATGTAGTACAGGACAATGTTGTCCTTGGCGGTGGCATAAATCTTGCCCTTGGGAACGCTGGAATTAAGGATCACGGTGCCAAGCCCGAGGAAGTTCTCGACGTAAGTCATGCCGAATGCGGTCTGCAAGGTGATGTTGGCCGTAGACAGGTAATCCGCAACGTCCAGCGGATTCATAAAGTAGACCGCGCCGATCTCGTCATCCTCGAAAAGAACCTGCAGATTGCCCCAAGCCTGTGCAAGAACAGTCTGGAAGTTCTTACCGCTCACTGCGCCGGTGCCGGTTGCGAGGAAGTCAAAAAAGCTCTTGCGAATGCCCTTCTGAACATCCTTGAGCATTTCGTCGGTAGTCATTTCCACCGCCTGATCGTATCCACGGTCTGTGATCGCCTCGGCAGAGGTGGCCTTGCGCCACTTCTTGAGCGTGATTTCCTTGTAGTTCACGGCCTCGGTCTTGTAGTGGGAGAGGGGGATGGTGTCACCCTCGGCCACGATGCCGCTTTCCAGCGTTCCGGTGGCCTTGTAGCTTTTGAGAACGGTGCCAGCCTGCTTTGCGATTTTACGGGTAACGCCAAGAGCCTCCATCAGCTTTTTGATGGAATAGCCGAACATTTCGGTAAATTCGATCTCACGCACACGCGCAAGGTCAGTTTTCTTAATCAGCTTAGGATCAACAGCCATAGTTAATCTTCCTTTCTAAACAAATCCATATTTGCGGCGATTGCAGCGCGCCGCTCCGCTCTGTCAGTGATTTGCATGATCTCGTCTTTGGTCATCGGCTTACCACCGTCGCTGAGACGTGCGCCCATGTCCACACGAACAGAAGGCTTGGATACAAGTCCTTTATAAGTTCCTTCGATAAGTGCATCGAGGCTCTTTGTGTCCTTGATTTTCTCACCATCCATCTCCAATGCGGTCATTTCCTCTCCGCAGCCGCGCATAGCAAGATCGAGATTCGCGCCAGTGATATTTTTGCTTTCAAAGTAAGCCCGAACAGCCTTTTCCTTTGCCGCCTTGCTTTCCTTTGCTGTGATGCCGGATTTATATGCTTCGAAGTCCGAGTGTTCCTTTTCGTACTTCTCCTTATATCCGCCATCGCCTGCCGCCTTGAGGTCGTCCAACTGCTTCTGAACGCCGGGCAGTTTCTCCGCATCAGACTTATACTTGCTGACATCAGCCTTCAAGCCGTCTACGGTCTCGGTATGTGCTTCAATGATGGTGTCCACCTGTTCGTCAGTGAGGCCCATGCCTTTCAGCAATTTTCTTGTCAGTGCCATTTCTATCTTCCTTTCCTTTGTCCGCAGTTCGTCGCGGCGATAGATTGTATAAAACCGCAGTGCTTCGCGGGTTTTACCTGTAAATTATTTGTAGAAAACTTTTGTTCTTTCTGGCTGCTCCGGCAATCCTGCCGCCTTACTGAACCTGCTATATTCTGCGTTCAGCCGCCGAAGCCTTATATTCGCGGAGGTCGCGTCCTCGGAAAGCCCAGCTTCTTTGTATGCGTTTCTAAGCTTTTTCTGCGCGCGGATTTGACGCTCTATGCGGCGCTGCATCTGCGTCGCTTCATAGGCTGTGTAAGTCTTTCCGTCAAACGTGCAGCCAAGACCATCGTCGATATGCTCGAGCTGTTCGTCTGTGTAAGTTCGCTCCGAAACTCCCGGAACAAACGGGTATTTGTGATGCCTACAATTTGCTCCTGTCAGACCGTCAACATATCCGTAACCGGTTGTTTTCACAAGGTCATCGTAAAGCCCCAAAGGGTCAGGTTCTTCGCTTTCACTCTTGTAATAGACTTTCCCTTGCCAGTCCTTGTGGCTTGACCACGGCGAAGCACCCGGCTTGTCACGCGCCCCAGAGTGCGCAGACACTTCAAAGTATCTCGTATCAAGGTACTCTGCGCTTTGGTTCGTGTACTGGTCGCAGATCTGATTCACACCAGTCATAACGGCTCTCCGAACAGCAACGTCGATGTTGTCAACGTGCCCGCTTTCGTAGTTCACGACTTTCAGCCCACCTGCAAGCTGCTGCACTGCAGACCTGATCGCCTGATTGTAGCTGATCGCCCCACTCTGAATCTGCATGACAGCAGAATCCAACGCCCACTGATATGCACGCGCAGGCGGGATCATCGTCCTGCCTTTGTCCACCAAAAATCCCATAGACTGTGTGATGTTATGGAATTCATCAAGCGTCTGCGCTCTGATTGCTTCGATGGTTGCAGTGTTCACCAGGATATCAGGCTGTGTCAGCCCTGCCATGTCAATAACGTCTGTGTAATACTTCTGGTTTCTGGCAATAACATCATCGAAAAGCTCCTTGAGCTTCTTCTCGCTGATTCCAGAGGTCTTGCGGATTGCTTTTTCAATCTCCTTCGTGTCGATACCATGCGAACGAAGCGCCCGGATTGCCTGAACAGTCACTTCGTTCAGCTGATCTTTCAGCGCAAGCCTACTGCATATCTCATCGAGAAGCGTATCTTCCAGTCCCCGGAATAGTTCAGCAAGCTCTTCGGGGAGGGTGTCGAGCAAAGCAGGCGTAAATGGGTAATGGCTCATGTTCCGTTTGATTCTTTATCGTCAGCATCGTCAGCTGTTGTTCCGAATACTCTCCATTCTGACGCAGCGGTGTCACCGACGTTTACCCAGAATGTCGTTCCCGCAGGAACTTTTTCGTCTCCCATTACTCTACCTCCTGTTGCTGTTCAGTTACCATGTCCTGCATCTTTGGCAGTGCCGCCTTTGCGGTCGCCTCATCCTCATTCATCCAGCGCATACGGAATTCCCAATCGTTCATAATCCCAGCGTTCAGCAGTTGCATATCGCGCAGGAAGTCCGTCTGCTTGTCCTCGATGATGGAATCGTCAAAGTCAATAGAGATCTGTACTTCCTCATTCAGGCCAGCTTCCATGTACCTGTTCCCCATGCGGAGCAGCGTCCTGCAAAGCTCTGTGATTGCCTGCTCGAGCAAAATCTCATGCTTTTTGATCGTCCGGAACATGGTGCTGTTCTCGCTGATAACCTGCGTCGCTGTAGCAATACTTCCCTGATCGAACTTGTAATGATTTTCACCGAAGCCGCACTTGCTGGACAGGATATTCAACATATCCTGCATACCGGTGTTGAACTCCTCGGTACGAAGCGTCATGTCAACGGACTGCAAGATATTCCCGTTGTTCGCCCTGTCTTCCGGGAGAACATAGTACACAGTCTCACGTTTATCAAAGACCGGTCTGCCGTTCACGTCGCGCGTTGCTTCCGGCTGCACAACAATGCGCTTTTTGCCAAGAACAAATTCATTCACGTAGCTGTCATATGTAATATCAACGCTCTTGAGCTGGTCAATGGCATATGCAAACACAGCCACACCAAGCGGGTTGTTTTCATCGGAGTTCGCGATATTCAGCCTGTCAATGACAAATTGAGGCTTGTCGCTCCCTGTGTGTACAACAGGCGGGATTGTTTCAAAGCCCTTTACACTAGTCAGCGGGACTTCGTCGGAATCATACAAATGGTTCTCGATGTCGTACTCGCCGCCGTTCAGCCTATGGACCTGAATATATGTGTACTTTATATCGTCCACCTTTTTTGTAGAGGCGAACGCGCACTCCCTGATGATTCCATTGTCCCATGTCAGGGGATAAATGTTCGTCGCGCTGACATAGTTGATACGAATGCGCCCAGAATCAACAATTTCGGAAGTGTCCGGATTGATGGACATTCCCTCAATGACCGGAACATACGCCATCGTTCCAAGCGCTGCTTTTCGCTCCTGCGATTCGTTCGCCTTGACCTCCCAGTTGTTTTCCGAGAGAATCGTGTCTACGAACTCCTGCTCCTTCTTCCCCTCGAGCGTGATGTTTACCCGCTCGTTCATCAGAAGGTTTGCCCAGTCCTCGCATATCTTTTTCGCCATGCTTACGGAATATCTGTGGCACTCCAATTCTTCTATGCCATTCCATACCGTGTAACTGTGGAAGTCCTCGACATTCCCTTTGTACCAGTCTCCCCACACGCCGATCTGCTTGTAGAAATCAATGCCAACTGTATCGAAGCCCAGCTCCTTTAATGCTCTGCGTATGTTCACTCTTTCACCGTCCTATCGTATGCCCGGCGCGTTCCAGGTCTTTGTAATAAGGCTCTATGCTGTACTCAAACGCATCGAGGCTGTCAATATCGGATGTCCCATCGTCAAGGCGCTCGTCCTCGAACTTATCCGGGTCATAAATTGCTGATTGAAACGCATCGATCAAATGTGGGCAGTTCCGAGAAACCTTGAGCCTGCCTTGCTTCATCAGGAGCACGACAAGCCGTATTCTGTCTGTGATCTGCATTTTCAGCGCGTTCTTGACTTGTGTCCCGAGATTCTGCTTCTGTGCCGTATGATCTAGCCCACGAATCAAAACCGTTTCCGCGCTGTCTGCTCGCGTCTGGCTGTATCCGTATTTCGATGTTATCAGCTTGCAAAACGTAGCAAACCGCCTGTTCAGCGCGTCAGGGTCGATTTCCTCGTTCTTGATGTATTCCTCTTCCAGCGCGACCACGCGATAGTCTTTTGTGATTCCGGTCGCTTGAAACTTCGTTGCAGACTTCGTGCCGCCGAAGTCGACGCCAATGGAAATAACAGAGAACTTTGTATCGTTTTCTTCCGCCCATTTGATAGGGTCGTCAATCAGATACTTTTCCGTGTCGTTGGCAAAGTCCTTGTAAACAATACCCTCCGCAGCTACCCACAGTCCGCGAACATAGCGGTCGTAGAAGATGCCGGCATACATGTTTTCATAGCGCTCAAGCGTCCTTTCGCTCAAGCCGGGGTTATCCCGCATCTCGAAATGTAGGTAAAGCGTGTTCCGTTCTCTGTGCCGCTTTATCCATTCCTGATAAAACCAGTGGTGAGGGCTTCCGGGGTTGCAGGAGAACCACAGCTTCGCACCGTCCACAGAGCATCGTGCAAGCGCCTGTTCCACAAAAGAGCGGGGCATAAGCACCACTTCGTCCAGAAGCACGCCTGCCAGCGTTCGACCCTGAATCAACGTGTAACTCGCTTCGTCCTTGCCGCCGAACACTTCAAAGTAATTCGTCACAGCGCCGCGCCGCACTTCCATGACCTTGTCACCGCGCCGCCAGCGGATGATATATCGCTCCTTCGCAAAGCTCATCGCCGTAAACGGCACGATAATGTTCTTGGTGCAGCTATCCACTGTGCGGCCACACACGCCGAAGCGATGACCGCTGAAATTCTCCATCGCCCAGCGTACAAACGACCACATCATGATAGAGGTCTTGCCGGAACGCACAGCGCCGTCGCAAATCAGCGCGTCATACTTGGAATAGGGGAAAGCAAGGATTTTCCGCTGCTTTGAGCTAATCATCGCTCTCCAACCCTTCCGCCATTTCGCGCAGGCTTACGCTCAGAGCGTCCTCCTGCGTGTTATCCGTCGGCAAGCCAAGCTCGACAACATCACGCTGACCGAGGTACTGTTTTCCGAGCCAGATAGCCATGCTTGCGTTCTTTGCAGCAAGCTGCCACTGCATTCTTCGCAGCGAAATTTTCCCTTTGCCCCTTTTTTTAGAGAATACTTCGGAGAAATGTTCGCCATAAGTGCGTTTGCACCATCCATCTAATGTCTTATCGCTTACATCAAGCGCGTCGCAGATTTCCAGAAGAGTGCACTGGAGACCGCAAAGGTTCTCGAACAACTTCTGGTCTATTTCCTTTCTTGGTCTTGCCATGTGCGCCCTCCTTTCTCTGCTGGCGTTTGATAAACTTCTCCATATCCCGCTTTAAGTACGGGCTGCTCGTCTTATCAATGATTGCCTGCGCTTCTTCAATCGTCATTCAGCAATACCGCCTTTTCCCCGGTGAATTTCTCCCACCGATCGATGATAACGTCTGCATACTTCGGATCGTACTCCATGCAGTACGCGTGCCGCCCGTTTTGTTCCGCTGCCATGATTGTTGTTCCAGAGCCAGCAAACAGGTCAAGGACATTCTCTCCAGGCTTGCTAGAACACTGCATCTGGTAGTCGAATAGCTTAATCGGCTTCATGGTCGGATGCTCCGCAGACTTTACAGGCTTATCAAAATTCAGGACGGTAGTCTGTCTGCGGTTCTTGAAGAAGTAGTGCTTCTTGCCTTCCGTCCATCCGTAAAGGCAAGGCTCGTGCGCATCCTCTTCAATTTCGCTTTCTCCATATAGGCAGGGCTCGTGTTTCCATTGATAGTCTTGTCGACCGAACGCAGATATGTTCTTTACCCATATAAGCATCTGTCGCACGCGCAAAGCTGCATCTTTGCAAGCTCCAAAAAAGTTATATCCTTCAAGTCCTGCGTGCCATATATAGAAAGGTGCACCTGGCTTCATTACCATCGTCGCATTGGAGAAGGCATCAGTCAGAAACCGTCTAAATGCCGTATCTTCCATGTTGTCGTTCTTGATTTTCCCGGCGGTGCCCTGATAGTCCACATTGTACGGCGGGTCGGTGAGAAGCAAATCCATCTGCACCCCCCCTGTTAGCTTTTGTACGTCTGTCAAAGACGTACTGTCGCCGCACATCAGTCTATGCTCGCCAAGCTGGTACACGTCGCCGAGCCTGCTCTTCGGCTCTGCAGGAAGAACTGGGTCGTAGTCATCTTCCACAACAGACGTGTCCAACTCGTCCCGCAGCCCCCAATCAAAATCGAACGCAGACAGATCAAGCCCCGGGATCTCGTCCGCCAGCAGGTCAAAGTCCCAATCGCTCTCGTTGCTTTTGTTGTCCACAAGCCGCAGGGCGTTCACCTGCTCAGGTGTCAGATCGTCTACGCAGACGCATGGTACTTCTTCCATGCCGAGCTTCTTTGCCGCCATAGCGCGGCAGTGGCCGATTACAATCACACCGTCACGATCGATCACAATCGGCTGCACAAATCCGTACTGCTTGATGCTCTCCGCAACGTTGTTGATCTGACGCTTATCATGTTTCTTTGCATTTTTGCCATATGCAGTAATGCTGGAAAGCTTTCTGTTTTTTACCTCCATGTTGTCCTCCCCATCATGCCCGATCACCGGCCAGCCGCCTCATTCTTTCGTTCTCGTGTTCTCCGGTGTGAATAAATATATTTATTCACACACGGAGACACGAGGACAGGAGGAGGAGGTTTCCGCAGAACGCTGCGGTGCCGATGAAAAGGGGCGTAGAGTTGATCTCTACGCCCTTATAGTAAATGTTAAATTTGGCTCTGGGACGCAGACTTTTTCATAAAAGCCCTCTTTTTTGCCCCACAAGGCGAATAAATTGCCTGTGCCACTCCTGCGCAGTACGCTCCGAGACGTAGCACGCTAGCGCGGCCCCCTGCAGCGTGTGCGTCCGCTTCCAGAGGACAAGATCGATGAGACGTATCCGCTCCGCACCGTCGATCAGCTGCTTTGTTTCTTCTACCGCAGCCTCAACGGCGGCACGCTCAGCATCTGATATAGGGCCGCCGCTCTTAAAGTTGCGAATTATATTCTTCGCATATGGCCACCACGGATCACGCGGCTTGCTCATGGTTCCTCCTCCGGCCCGTCCGGCTCTACCTGCTTGCAGTCCCGAACGTCCAAATATTTCGTGCAGTTGTTTCTGCATCGCATCGAGAAGCAATCACAGAGTTCCTCTGTGCAGACCAGACTCGGCGTACTCCGGTAACTCTCGAGATCATCGTTGGCATCCTGCTCATAGCCCGCTTTCAATCGATCCACCTTTTTTTGAGTCCATTCTATCTGCGCTTTTAGAAGCTCAGCTTTGTACGCCGCGCACAGAAACGCAGCGTTAGTTATAACATGCCACAGAGCCGGTAGGCCGCTCTCATCGTCGAGCGCCAGCGGATTATCCCAGATGTGCAGTACGTGGCGCAGAAGGGCGTCCAGCCACTTCTCACGCGGTACCTTGCGCCAGTCTTCCGCGTCTTTGTACTTTGATAGGCCATAAAGCCTAGCCTCTCTAATCGCTTCAATAGCCTCTACAGGGATGAGCGATATGTCTACGGTTTCCGCCTCATGCCCTTTGACTGGTGTCTCGAGCGCTTTTTCCGAAGACCAACCGGTTCTAATTCTCTTTGTAAGCGTGTCTTGATTCATGCCAATAATTCTCGCCCATTCTGCAGCACACAATGTAAGCCCCTTGTAGTTGATTTTTACGTTGCTTCTTGTATTTTGTGCCTGCATTTCCAGCGGGATAAATGTCACGTTATCTTTCGAATAATTACCGTTCACATCAATCCGTTCACACGTTAAACTATCATTATACCCGTGGCTGTAAGCGAAATCCCGAAATTCCTCAAATGTTTCAAACTCGCATCGGATACCGCGTGCGCCGTACCATTTATACTCTTTGCAGTTTTCGCTATTGCATCTTTCGACAATATGCCGATATACACGATACAATCGCGTTCCAGCTCCCCCATGCGTGCCCTTGCTTTCGATTGAAAAAGCTCCTTTCATGCACCCGCAGCTATGTTGTTTCCCTTGCATTACGTTGCTAATATATGCCTCAAATGATTCGCCGCAATACGGGCACTCAAATAGCCCTTTCCAAGCATACCCCTCTTTTCTTGTCTTACATAACAATTTTGGCTTTTTTCTTTCTTCTGTGGCGTGTTCATATTCTTGCAGTGCCATAATTGTTGTGATTGCCTCTACCGGCACGAGCGACGGCCTCGGCTTGCCCTCGTCGTACTTCGCGCCCTTAATCTGTTCCATCAATAATGCAACCTCCCTTCGCGTTTTGCCCGATCATATTTCCGCGCTCTGGCGGACATGCCGCTTGTTTCCATCCCGCGCTCTGTGCGCTCTACCTTGCTTTTGTTGTACTCGTCCGCAGCCTTGCGGTACGCTATGTATGCTTCGCATGTCGCGTGCTTCGGCCCGCAACCCTTTTCGGGGCAGTCCTTGCACGGTGCGGAATATGGGCTGATTCTTAAATCTCCCTGCATTCGTTCCTCCTGACGCAGATCCGCTTCCCGCCGATCTCCACGATATATGAGATCGCATTAAGCCTGCCCGCGTACCGCTCCGCGTTGTACCGCCTGCCGACTTGCGGCTGCAGCTCCGGGTATACAGGAATCGCAGCCGTGATCACGATCTGCACCGGCGTCCACTGTGTTTCCGGGCCGCTGCCCGGCCGCGTGTTGGCCGGGTGCATCTTATGGTACATGCCGCTGCATGTGCGGCTGCAGAAATGCAGCTTGATCCGCTTGTTTCGGCCACCGGTGATGATATTGCCGCAGTATGCGCAGCGCTCCGGCTCTCTCATCAAAGCTTTACCCCCTTTATGTATTTATCAAAATACGTCACTGCCACTGCCATAGCCGCCCACATATCCGCTGAGAAACCGTAAAAGAAGCCGGGGTCTTTCTTTGTACCCTTGCCAAAGTTCGGCTGGCCGGGCGCGTAGCGGTCGACGAGGGCCTGCCGGATGTTTGCATCTTTGGCAGATAGCGATCCGCACAGATCCAGCTTTTCTTCCCGGCGGAAGATCCGCGTCGGCTCATAGCCTGTTTCCCACAGCACGATTTGCCAAAACCGGCCGATCCAGACGCAGGTGTCGAACACTTCCTGCCCGACTGTCATGCCCATACCGGCTATCATTTCGATTACAACTTGATGACAGTCCCACTGAAGTTTCTGCTCCAGCAGCTGCAGCATTTTGCGGTTCTCGATCTTCCCGGCGTCCAGCACGCGGCGGATCTCTTCGCCGTCATGCTCTACGATTACATAGCCGGATTGAATATTGCCGGGGTCAATCGCCAGTATCGTTCCCACGTTTTGCCCTCGCTTTCCAAAACATACTGTTGTAGATGTCGTATCGGTGTTGGATGTAGGTACTCATGACTTCCGGTCGAAGTCTGGACCAGCTCTCATACAGACCGCATGTCTGCATCTCCGTGCATCCGCACCGGTAAATGCAGTTTGGCACCAGCACGTCCGAGATCTCCGGCTGAATCTCATGCAGCGCCGCTTTGAAATCCTCGGCATACGCGCGCGTCTCCGGGTCTGCCTGCCTGCATAACCGCTTGCGCATGGAATCGATCAGGGCTTGTACGTTCGCTTCTCCCTCGAAGATCACCGGCGCGTCCTGCGGGAGCTTGTCCCTCGGCGTTCCGGTTCGGTCTGTTCTCTGCGTAGAGATAAAGCACTCCCATTTGTGCCTTGACCAGTGCGTCGCAATCCAGCTCTTAATGCCTTGCCAAACCCACGATACCGAGATCCGCCGAATCGGCGAGTGTTCGGCAATCAGAATCCGGCGCTTAAAATCCTCGCTCGGCTCATGTCCCAAAGAGCCTTTGCCGGAAGTGGCGCGGCAGGTGTCCACGACCTCCTGCCAGCTGCCCTTGATGTTTGTAATGTGTGTGTTCATAGCAGCACGTCCTTTCCGCTCGTGCGTCCATCCGGCTGATAGGCCGCGTTAGGTGTAACGCTTATCCACGGCTGGACATACGGTTTACATTTATCAGCCGCCATCCAAACCCAGTGGTCGTCTTTCCAAATCAAAAACGCGCTGATCTGCGGGTATACGGCGTATACCCAGAAAACGCCGCCCGATAAAAGCTCAATCCGAAACATCGTCGTTCCCTCCATCCATCTTCGCGCTGCAGAACGGACAGTAGGGCATGCCTCGCATATCGAGTTTGGCGAATGTTCCTTTATCCGTCTTAACTGCGACATTTGTGCAACAATTTGCACATTCCGTGTATGGATTGCCGGTTACGGTATGGTGCAAAATCCACCGCCCATGCACCACCTCCGCAACGTCGGCGGCGGGCTGGCGGAGCAGGAGCGTTTTTACCCGCTGCGGCGTCCAGTACGAATTGTGAGCGTTGCTGGCTTCAAAATCTTTCAGCGCCGTCTCGCGGCTGATGTATTCGTCAGGCATGGTCGGCCTCCTTATCGCACGGGGAAAGCACGCGGTCGTCCAAAAACGCACGCGCCGTGTATTTCCCGCCGCATTCGCACGGCTCTTTTGTCCGGTAAACTGTCCAGTTCGGAGTCGATAGCTTTTCGTCCACCGGCGCGACCTTCCCACACCGCTCGCAGACCGGCGTCATGTCCATCATATCCATCATGTTTTTACGTTTTGCCATCCTTCTTGCCCTCCTCTACACGCGACTTAAGCCATTCTTTGATTTGCATCGCGCAGGAGCAGCAAAGCTCAATATCAGGTGATTTCTCATGGAACGCGCTTCGTACGTTTACATACGTCGCAGAGCTTGTGGGGTTTATTTCCGCCCCACAACGGTCACAGACTCGTTTCGTTGCCATTCTTCTTGCCCTCCATTTCCTGCAGCGCCCGCTCGGCTTCCTCGCGGGTTAAGAAAATCGTTTTTCCTATGGAACTTTCCACGCATGGGCAGAACGGGTACGTTTCAATGCCCCACCGTCCCTGTATTGCGAAGTATTTCATGGTCCCGACTCGGTGCTCGAAGATTTCTCCGGCAAACACTCTGTATAATTTATCTCCGATCTTGCACGGCATCACCACCAGCCGCCCGTCCTTGTCTGCTTTGATAAATTCCAGCATTTTTTTAGCAGAGAAATCGTAGGAAGCAAGCTGCTTTTCGATTTCTGCGGCTTGCGCGCACGCCTGCGGGGATAATCCCGCATCTTCGTAAGCCTTGAGCCTTTCCCATACCAGCCTCTGCGTGCAGGTGCCGTCCTGCTTGCACGCCAGGTCTCGGCACTGCGCAATGTCGCAGAAGTTACCTTCAACCGTCAGTCGTTCCATTTCAAAACCCCTTTCCCCACATATCTGCAATATGCCATCTCCAACTTCGCGCCCTTGCTTTCCTTCGCGTCCGGCAGCGCAAACAGAATATCCGCCGCATCGATCATTCCGAAGCACAGCCGCATATAGTCCTTCGGTGTCAGACCTTCCGGCAATTCCGCCGGATTCAAGATCGCCGCGAGAGGATACAGCTCCTGTATGTGCTTCTCCGCCATACGGAATTTCATCTTGTAATTCGGGTCTCCGGTGATTTTACCGGCAATGTAAATCTTCACGGCAATTCCTCCACATACCGCCAGCTCTGCGGCGGGCGGTTGATCAAACTTAGCTCAAAGCCGTCTTTTGTTGTCCGCAGGCCAGTAAACTCGCCCAGATCGCGCGGGGTATCGTAAACGCGCAAATCTGAGATGTGCCAGCCGAAGCCGGTGGCAGCTCCGAGATACTGGTGCAGCTCCGCGGGCTCTAGGCAGGTTGGCCGCGCAGCATCCGACGGGATCCTTCCCGCGCCGTTAATGTTGATGATCTGATCGCACAGAAATTCCCCGATGACTTTGCCGTTTCCGCATTTGTAGATGTAGCACTTAAACGGCGTATCCATCTTCGGGCGCGTCTTGCGCACCTCGATAGTCTTCCGCCCTTCCATGATCTTCTGGCACCACTCCGGGCGGATGCTGATCAAAACAGCTTTCCTCATGCTTGTCTCCTTCCTACTCCATAATCCCGAGTTTTTCTATCGTTTCCACGTAGCAGTTTTGGCAAATATAGCAAAGCCTTTTCGCCGGGCTATGCGGCTTTCTAACCAGAACGCATATGCTATTCTTTTTGAGCCGCTCACACCCGCATTTTGCGCATTTGCAAATAAACCTTTCGTCTTCTCTAACGCAGTCGCAATCTGCATCATAGATTCCCATTCGCTTTAACCCTCCGGCGCGCCCGGCAAGCCGCGCCATTCCCAGCAGTTATTTTCCTCGCATTTCTGGCACGGACAATCCGAGGCTCTTTGGCAGTGCTGGCAATCATCTTCCATTGGCTCTCGCAAATGGCAAAAAGTGTCGTTCTTGCACATTTCGCATTCCTGCATCGTTTTCGCGTATTCCAGCAGCGCGTCTCTCTCGGCTTCTGCCTCCGCCTGCTTTCTCTGGGCGAGGGCAATCACCATGTCCTTCCACTCGATTTCCTTGCGCAGGTCTGCGTTCTCGGCGGTCAGGCGCTCGATGGCTTCAGCGGCTTTGGCCAATAAATTCTCTTGGCAGCTCTGCTTATCCTCATGCATGTCGCAGTCTTTGCACTCGCCCTCTGCACAGCACCGCAGCGCCTGCACGATTTCCTTGTCTGTCATATATCCTCCATTCCTTCAAGAACCATTTGTCCCGGCAGCACGCCGTCCTCCAGGCTCCAATGCAGGACGTCTTCGCCCGTCTGCCAGTCGCACGGCAGCCCCCGCGTCTGCCGTTCTGCGAGCATCCTGTCAAACGCCCGGACATACGCCGCTTTGATCTTTGGGTAACGCGCGAACTGCACCTTCCGGTGCTTGCCTGCCATCGGGCAGCCGATACAACCCACGCGTTCAAAACCGCAGGCGTAAAGCGGATTCATCGAGATCTTTTCTGCCGTGCAGTAATCCCAGATGTCAGCATCCTGCCAGTCAATAATCGGGTTGACTGTCCGGGTCCCCTTTAGCTGGCAGTTTTCCATCAGCATGCGGCTTTCGTCATTGTCGTTCATCAGCGTCAGCCGCTTGGATTTGTCTCTGTGCAGGGCCTCCATGACGCCGCGGGACTTGCGCTTTTGCGATTCGGCCCACCGGACGCCAGTCGCGATCCACCGCCCACGCCCGCTGGTCTCTTTGAGCGCCGCGCAGCAGTAGCGCTTCAGGCGTGTCGGCGGTATGAGCTTTTTCGGGATCAGATTCCACATCGTCACGTTCCCGCCGTCCGGCGTCCGGTGCGTATCGATGTCGCATTTTACGCCAGCCAGCTCCAAGCGGCGGAAGGTATCCCGCACGTGCCAGACGGTCTCCGGCGCGTCCGCCGTGGTCAGCGAATGCAGCACCTCATACGGGATGCCCGATCTCCCAGCCAGATGCAGCAGCACGTCAGAGTCCTTGCCGCCCGAGTATGTAATCACAAGTGGCTGCTTGTACAGGCGCAAACTCATCTCCGAGGCCATTTTCAGCCTCTCAATCGCGGTTTGTTCTAAGTCCATTGCCGTCCTCCCTCCCCGGCGTCAGCTTGGCCAGCATGATCTGGCCGAGATCCGCCATGTACACCAGCCGCCCGCGGCTGTACACCATCAGCTTGTCGCCCTGGATCTCCATCCGGTCGGCCTCGATGTTCGTCAGATCGTGGCAGCAATCGCAGACAAATCTCATGTCTTATCCTCCTTTTCGTTTTCGGCCAAAATTTGATCAATTGCGGCCAGCTGGAACGCGGACAGCTCGTCCCCGTGGCGCTGTACGCCTTGCTGCATTCTGGCAGCGCCCTTTGACACGGGCCCCATCACCCTGTCCACGGCTGCGCGTTCCAACGGGTTCAGCTCGTCATGGTGTCCCTGCACGCCGTATCCGGGCTTTGCAGCGCGGCCATACTGCGCAGCTGATCCGCCCTTATCCTGTTCCTTTGCCAGCCAACGGACGATAAACGCATTGACCCCGCGCTTTGTTTTACGCTTGGCCGGGTTTGCGTCCAACCAGCCCCTCATGTTCCGCAGCTGCTGTATCACGTCGACAGCAGGGTACAAGCCCGCCCATTCTTGGCATTGCTCCACGGAGACGGGATATTCCGTTCCATCATTCAGCGGCAGCGAGATTGCCGGTGGCGTGGACGCCGCTTGCGGCTCCGCGCTATCTTCTTCGGATTTGGATTCGTATTCGTATTGGATTGGATTCGGATTAAGGCCGCAGCTTGCGGCGGATTGCGGCGAGTTGCCGCAGCTTGCGGCGGATTGCGGCAAAGTGCTATTTATAATAGTATCGGCTTCCTCCGGAGCGGGATATTTAGGCTTACAGTCCCTGATCCTCTGATGCTTTGACCAGCTTGGTAGCACATAGTACAATCGCCCGCCTACCTCGTAGAGAGCAATCAAACCTATGGTCGCCAGCGCGTGAAGTCCGTCAGAGATAATTTTTGCTGTAACCTGATCCCGCAAGGGGAAGACACGCCCTTTGATGATCGCAGGGCGGGCGTCTCCACGCCCTGCGTCATCCGCCTGTGTAATCAATCCGATCCAAAGCCGAAACTCAAAATCTTTCAGCAGCGCGACTTTTTCATCGTCGCATATGCTCTCCTTTATGATCCTGTTCGGCATGTTTCAGCCCTCAGAACGGCAGATCGTCGTCGCTCTCGTCAAGCTGCTGGAAGTCCTCCGAGCTGGCCGGTGCAGCTGTCACAAAGGATTCGGCCTTGCTGGGCTTAAGCCACCGGATACAATCCATCATCGTACCATCATCTTTGGTAAACGGCTCCATATGGAGGATGCAGTTACGGCCTACCAAATCATCCAGTTCGAAGTCTGTTCCTGGCTCGATTCCAAGCGCGTTTGCATATTTGCCGATCTTATCTGCGTCGTAATCGCCAGTATCGCGGTCTGGCCAGAAGTTCTTAAAAATGTGCTTCTTCTGGTATTCCTGCTCAACGTCCTCGCGGACGACGAAATCGAACTTGATGCATTCGTTGCCGTTCTTCGATACGCCGTATCCGCATGATTTCAAATAAACCTCATAATCACCAGCCTTCATCAGGCCACCGTCGTTCTTCACTGCCTTAAATCCCATCTACTTTGTCCATCCTTTCATCGTCCATTTTCCAATGTGTAAAATATTCGTTGATATAATCGTTGGCTAAAAGCCAGTCCATAAAGCGGGAGATTGTATTTTCGATCGGTTCAAAATCGCCTCGTCGATACGTTTCCGCATAAGTGTTTGTGCCATCGAAAATCAGATATGTAAATTTCGATGCACCGGGGAGCAGGTGCAGATACATCGGGTGTTGCGGGCTGTGCAGATACTTGCCATATTCGTACCGCTGCACGCGCTTGATATCGTAAATCACACCGGCCTTTACGTAATCGCAGACGCCGTACAACTGGAAATCCAAGCCCGCCACACGCAGCCGACCGGCAACCGGCACTTGCGGCTGACCGCCCGAGCAGATGCGGGAAAATTTTGCTACAGCCCGGTCGTATTTTGCGCTGACCGGTTCGATCGGTACGCCCGCAACCGTGCTGTTAATCGCCGCTTCGAAATCAATGCCCGCCTGCATAGCCGGGGTTGTCTCCTTATCTTCACGCCGAAGCGTGGAGAGGAAGGAAACCAGCGCCGCGTCCGCATACGCATCATCTGCATCAAGAAAGTGCTGCCAGCTGCTCAGCAGGCTTTGTGTCAGCCAGTACATAGGCTTTTGTCTCCTTATCGTATTTCAGGCCGAGTTCTTTGCACTTGCGCTTGAACTCCGCACCAAGCTCCGCAGCGCTTGTCAGCGCGTGTTCGATTTTCCCCAGCTCTTCGCGTGCTTTGAGCGCCGTTTCCGGATCACCGACAAGGGCAATAAAGGCATGTCCGGCTTTCATTGCCGCGTCATAAGCCGCTTTCTCGTTGCTGTAAATCGCGGCCTGTGCGTTGATATCCTCCTGCGCCTTGCGGAACAGGTCCGTCAGGAACGTGGACTTCTGGCCGGGTTTGAGCTCCGGCAGCTGCATCACGCCTCGCACGCCGAAGCAGCCCTTTGCGAAGTACTCATCGGTAGGCGTGAAACCGATCATGCGCTTATTGCCCATCATAAACATGTAACCGCCAAAATCGGCAGGCGTCCAGACGATATCCTTTGCGCCGCCCTCGCAGGAAAGGCGCGTCTGGATGGTGTCACCCTTCTGCTGCTCCGTCGTGTGAAATACCACGATCAGATGCTTCCGGTCTTTTGCGCGGATCTGGTAACACAGGCGGTCGAACTCTGCTTTGATCACGCCATACATTGCGCGCCCATCCTTCGCAGCCTTGCTGTCCTGCTTCTTAGCCCAATCCTTCATCAGCTGCACCAGCATACCGCCGGTATCGATTACAACGGATTCAGCCGCCTTGTATTCGTCGGAATCCATATCGCCGAGCATTTCTTCATAGGATTCCACCACAGACGTCACGCCGCGCTGCTCCGGCCTGACACGGGCAATGCCGTTGTCCGTATCAAACAGAAACGGATTCGGGGCCGAAAGGGCCAGCGTCGTCTTTCCTAATCCGGGTTGCCCGGAAATAATGCACATGAATTTCTTGTTGCTGAAATCCAGTTCAGCGGGTTTCTTGATTGCCATTTTATCCTTCCTCCTGTTTCATCTTTCCCACCAGCCACAGCGGCGGGAATAAATAACAGTCTTCGTCCTCTGGCTCGTCCGGCTCGTACTCCGGCTCTGGAATGCTCAAGTACAGATTTTCGCCGTCATACGCCATTCCGGCTCACCTCCTGACGGATCATCGCCTCGCAGAAGCTCTGAACCGTAGAATAGCCGAGCTTTTTCAGCAGCCTGTCTAGCTTCTTGGCCTGATCGTCCGTCAGCCGGAAATAATACCGGTTCGTCTTCTTCCGCCGGTCGGCGCGGTTCTTGGGCGCGTCCAGCGCCTTGATCGCCGCCGCAGCGTCGGGGACAAGCTGCACACCGTATTTCTCCGGTGCCTCGCATTGGCTGAGCAGACACTTGTTAAACTTCGGGTAGTCGGCCCGATGAACTGCGTCGACGCATGCTTTTGCGCCATGCCGGACGCGGGAATCCGTTAAACTTGACATAGGTTCCTTTCTGCCCTATAATGAGGGCGTCTTAAGTTTCCTTTCGGCCTCTGTCGCGTTGCCGCGCGGCAGGGGTCATTTCTTTTTGCCTGTGCGCTCGCGGATGAGCTTGCACGTCGCGTCCCACTGTGCGCAGATGATCTCGGCATAAATGCCGCAGCCATAAGCGTCCTCAGTCGGGCGGTAACAGCGCTTCTGGCCCAGCATCTCGCAGACCTCGCAAGGCGTCATCAGCAGCGCCTTTTCCTTGATGTCCATCACAGCACCCCAAACGTCGTGCAGCCCAGCGAGATCGCGCCGGTGATCACGGCGGCGTCCGTCAGCTCCGCGTATCCGGCGATCACGGCCATCGCAAACGCCACGCCGCCGACCCACAGGCTGCATACCTTTGCCACCCGCCGCAACGTCTTGCGGTACTGCAGCTCGTCCCACAGCCGTTCCTGCCGTTCTTCTGTCGTTTCTGTGATTTCCAGGTCGTTTCTCAATCTTCCATCTCCTCCCCTAAATATCGTAAAAACGGTTTTCTCGGGATTTCCACACCATGCTTCGTTGAGCATATAACCGGGAATCCAAGCGCACTTGGGTTCAGGCGTGCCATAACCCGGATCGAGTTTGCGCTCATTCTAAGCACCTGCGAAGCCTCGCTTGCGAGGATCGTGGGATTTGACATTGCCCGGATATCATTGATTGTCAATGGCACTTCGCGCCCCTCCTTTTCCCCGGCTTCTGCAGCAGTGAATCGACCGATACGCCGAAATAGTCTGCAACGAGCGATAGTTTTTCGACTGTCGGACTACAATCCGCCCATTTTGCAATCGTGCTATTGCCAAAGCCAAGTGTCTTTTCAAGTGCAGAAAGCGAAATGTTGCGTGATGCGCAAAGTTTTTTGATGTTTTCTAAGAGCATTTTCTCCCTCCTTATTGACAAAGTTGCGAAAATGTTCTAAACTATCGTTGTCAGCAAAAGTAAACATTTCCGCTACAGGGGCAATTCCTTTGTGGCTGGTTTGTTGCACCCGTTTGTACTTTTCATTATACGAATATTTTCGTAATTGTCAAGATGTTTTTACGAATTTATTCGTAAATTTCTTAGAGGGCTATTCCATGTCAATACTCGGCAGAATCGGTGAACTTCGAAAGCAGCACGAAAAGCTTTCTATTAACAAGTTGGAGCAGGAATGCGGTCTTACACGCGGGTCAATGGCAAAGTGGGATGACCACGCGCCCAGTCCAGACAAAGTCAAAAAGGTTGCAGACTATTTCAATGTTTCTGTTGAGTACTTGCTTTACGGTGACCCGTCCGCGGGCATAAAAAAAGGCCCCATCCGGGAGGATGGGGGCGAAGATAACGAAACCGCAGAACTCCGTGAGATTTGGAGTTCTGCGGATGAAAATGAGCGCCGTGATTTGCTCGAAATGGCGCGTATGCTAAAGAGCCGGAGAAAGCAGAATGGATGATGCAAGCAACCTGCCGTTTTCGGAAATCGAGTTGAGTAAAGACGAAAGAAAAATGCTTAAAACATTGAAAAGTCACGCAGTCTTCGCAACAGATGATATCCTTCAAACTGCACAGCGGCTAAAACATTTTGGGCTTGCAAATCTGCACCCGATTCCCAGCACACCGGGTGTACCCGTGCTATCATTCGGCGGGTCTTTCACAATTAGAATAAAAGATCGCGGAAAGGATTACTTGGCGTATATTGAGCAGCGCAAGAAGTCCACAAAGGATAGCCGTCTCCACGACTTAGCGATCGCAATAATATCATTCCTACTAGGGCTGCTTACGTCTGAACATTTTTGGAATTTCCTGAGCAAACGTCTGTCAAGACCCGAGGGGTAAAGTCGCTGCAAGCTGCTTTGAGCTTTTTTTCACAAACAAGAACGACTTCACCGCCTGGGTCAAATGCACCGATTGCGTGTTCGCACATCTGGCAGGATTCTCCGCACTCCTTTTGCGAAGAAATCGTAGTTCTGATTTTCCAAAGCTGCGACATAATGTCATCGTATTTTTTTCTGCTTAGAAACATTGTTTCGCTCCTTCCACATTTTAATAAGCTGCCGTTTCTCGTCGACTGTAAGATCTAATAAATACCGAAAATCGCTATCCGTTAGCGTTATTTCTTCACTTTTATTGTAGCACATTTCCTGCAAATTTTCTACCATTTCAGGCTCCTATCTCCAAGCTTCCAAATTTCAACGTCTATTTTTGTGCAGGTTCGGCATTGCGGCTGTTTCGTTTTGGTGATACCATACAAGTATTACCAAAATATATGGAGGGCGATGTTGTATGCAGAAGCAGATCTATCACGTGACCTGCCCGCGGTGCGGGGAAGAGTTTGACGAAAAACTGAAGTTCTGCCCGAACTGTGATACCCCTAACCGGAAGATGATCTGCCGGTCATGCGGGGCGCAGATCAATGCAAGCTCCCGTGTCTGTAAGGAGTGCGGCGCAAAGAACAAAAAGCCAATGTCTCCGGCGCAGAAGGCCGCCATGCTGGCCGTCCCTGTCGCCGCCATTGTTCTGGTCGTGGCCCTGCTGATCGCAAAGCCGAAAGATAAACCCGCAGAATCCGTCAATGCTGAGAACCATCCTACAGAAACGGTCTCCGCACCCGTGCAGGACGATGCAGCAACGCCAGAATCCAACGTTCCGGCAGCGGAAGCGTCTGCTCCGATATCCGCCGAAAAGACGTGGGGCAACCAGGTCGAGCTTACGATCCCTGCTGATTTCTTAGGGGACGATGCAACACAGCAGGTTCTGGATGAGAAAGTCGCGGAAACCGACGGCATTATCTCAGCGACACTCAACGAGGATGGATCCGCCACGTATGTCATGACGGCAGCCTGCCATGAAAAGCTCATGCAGGAGATGGCGCAGAACATCGACGCCCAGCTTGCAGACATGGCCGGTTCTTCCGACTACCCAAACGTCATTTCCACCGAAGCGTCCAACGATTACACCTCGTTCACCGTGACGCTCTCCACGGACACTGTAGGGCTTCAGGAATCCATCATGGTAATGGCATTTTACCTGTATGGTGGTATGTACAACGCATTCAACGGAACGCCTGTTGATGACGTATTCGTGCAGTTTGTAAATCAGTCCGGCGCGGTCATTGAGACGGCCAACTCGAGGGATATGCAGTAGCTCAATTCAGGATCCGCGGCTCCCGCCGTTTGTCCTGCTCCTCACCCACATCTGAGACGCAGGAAAATAGCATAGGCAGCCCCTTGATATAATCAAGGCTCAGACTATGCACATCCCGAAACAGCGCGCCGTCGACGATGACATTTACCTGCCCATTATCCAGCCGAACATTGATGCTTTTCATATTCGTTCCTCCGATGTTTTATATTTTAGAACTTTCGTTCTAATTCGTCAATTGGAAGTCCTCGACAAAAATGCCGCCTGTTTTTTGGGCGTACAGAAAATGAAAAGAGACGTTTATGGGGATGATAATGTAATACAATATTCTGTTTGGTCGGCCCCATCGTATCTGGAACATACGATGGGGCCTTGCAGCAGATATCCCTTGAAGCAGCTATCTGCTACGTCTATATCGTAGCAGAGTTTATCCGGGAAAGTCCATACTCCGGATTGCGTATCGCTACCCTGTTTTGCAAAACCCGTAGTCTGAAGTGCAAATTTCTTATCCTGTTTTTAAAATTCTGCAAATCTGCTACTGGAGGCGTTTATTTTGACATCAATGGAAAAATTGCAGCCGTTTTTTGATGCGTATTCGCAGAAGATCCGGCAGCGAAGAAATGATCTCGGCATGACCGCAAAGACATTATCCGAAAAGTCCGGCGTCCCGTACTCCAACATCTGCAGAGTCGATTCCGGCACGCAGGCGAACCCTCTGCTTTATAACGCTGCTGCAACTGCCGACACGCTTGGCCTCTCGCTGGACGAGCTGTGCGGCCTGCCGAGGCCCGTAGCTGATTCTGGCAAACTGAAGGAGCGAAACAATGAGCTGGAAATCGAGAACGCCAGATTGCTTGCAACGAATGGTGCCCAGCGGGCGCAGATCAAGTCTACGCACACGATATGCTACGTGCTGCTGTTCATCTCGGCCATGCTGGCGGTCTCTCTGGTGGCTTACCTTGTCATTGACGCCCAGATAAAAAATGCCGGTCTCATCCATGGCGGAACGCTCTCCGCGCTCGCCTGGGCATTTATCGCTCTGATCGCTGCCTCCGTCATCTTCGGCGGCATCGTGATCCTGCGCATCATCCGGCGTGAAAACAGGGAGGGTCCCACATGGCACAATGCGTAAAATGTAAGAAGGAGATCCCAGATGGATCTCCTTTTTGTTGCTGGTGCGGCCGGAGGCAGCAAGACACGCAAAAGAAAGCACTAAAGCGCGCAAATGGGACCGGAACCGTATATAAGCTGCAGGGCCGTCGGAAGCGGCCGTGGGTCGCTGCCAAG